ATCACGCTTCTCTTGACGAGACTCGCAAGCGACTCGATTCAATGAACTCCAAACAAGGTGACTTGACAAGGGTGGTATACTGGTTTTCGGGTGAGGGAAACGCCCTCGCCAGAGAGAGAGCAAAATTGTTGGAAACGACACCGACTCGGGTCGCCGGTTACGGCAACGACACCGAGTGGGAACTTGACCAAAATGATTCAACTTCACGAACGAAGCTGAATGTTTACAGCCCACTGGTATTCATTGAATTGTGGCACGCTAACCACTCGGGCCGCATACCCAAGATCGGGGTGGACGGTTTACCGATGGATGTCGAAGCGGTGCTCCATGTCATTGACGCTTTGAACTTCGGTCATAGTGATGAATGGATCGTTGATTCCGTAGCTAACGGCTTGGGGTTCCGATGCACACCGGGCCAAGTTGCGGAGATACGTTCTTGGTCCCGTAACTAAACCACCCGACAGAGGACCCCCCCGGCTCAGGCTGGGGGGGGTTCTCGTATTTTTGGGAAAGAGTATTTGTGGAATGTCACACAAGCTGGTAGCGTGTATTACATGAGAGAGAACCAGCCCGAAACCGGGCCCTTTGACATCGAACGAGAAGATGTAAAACAACTCGGCATATTCATAGCCACCACCGGCTTAGCGTTGTTGGTCAATGCAGAAGACACGCTAACGGCGTGCCAGATGCTAGCGGCCTCACGCCCACACGAATACGGGGGTAGCGGCCCGGTGGACGTAGTGCAGCTTCTACCAGAGTCTGAAGGTATGACATGGTTGCCCGAAGACGAATTTGAAATGATGTGCGACCAACAAGGGCTAACCGAAGAAGAACGCCCGACCAACTACCGCCTCGGTCTAGATATGTGGATAGATGACGAAGGGCTGATATTAGACAAGCACTACAACCCTTTTGCTTCCTTGCTATCCGGTCAAGATATCTACGGGGACGTAATCATCTGGGGATGCCGTCAAGGCGAAACCGTTTGCATTCCCTTCCAAGCTTTCGACCAACTTTGTACCGCTGAATGGATGACCGATGGCCAAGCCGATAACCCGTTCATCTTGCGCCACCCCATAAGCGGATGGTGGACACTTGAAGAAGCTCGGATCGTTGTCGATTCATTGAATGAAATGGGCCGAATTGAAATGTCCCCTGACATCATGGATGAGTTTGAAAGCGAAGAAGAAGCCTCGAAAGTAATAGGGGAACAACACCGCCGCAATAATGCGGCTCGGATGTTCGCCACTGTTGGGTTTGAGGCCAGCGAGTACGGCGACCTGATGAAAGCAGCCCAAGCGCTCTAATGCTTGCGTCGGCCCCCCGGTCGGCTGATTACTTCCGGGGGGTTGCCGAAACCATTAGGGGTTTCAATGAATGAACAGGAAAGAAAATGAAATACGACGTAGACGTACAACTAACCGGCGAAGACGGCAACGCCTTCGCAATCATGGGAGCGGTAACCCGTGCCCTACGGCAAGCAGGCGCTACCCATGAGGAGATAGCTAAATACACAACCGAAGCCATGAGCGGCGATTACAACAACTTGCTCCGAGTTTCAATGGAATGGGTGAATGTCGAATGATGGATGTTCACATTTCCCCTGACCCTCCCGATGATTTCGATGACTGGGATGTCATTGAATGGTCTGACGAGGATGAAGCTGATCGACAGATCGACGAAATGAAAGAAGAAGGGAACTGGCCGTGGTGGTAAATAAGTTATTGAACTTGATCGGGTGGCGTTTACTTCCCGATTTCAATGAAACCTACCGATGGAGGCGAGTGTTTGTGTTCTCGGTTATTTGTTTACTCGTTGCCGTAACTCATTCACTTGTGACCGGAAGGTTCTGGGATGTTCACGAGTACTATTGGGGGACTCGCCCCGGTTGGGCTTGGTAATTCAATGGACGAACATATTTGGAGAGATCAAGCAGCCTGCAAAGGAATGGAAGCTGAGGAGTTTTTCCCAGCGAGGGGAACTTACTCAACCCAAACTCTTGCGATGAGAGCTTGTGCTTCTTGCGAAGTAAAGGAACCGTGCCTCGAATTTGCATTGAAATTCAATGAGCCCGGTGTGTGGGGAGGGACTTCCTCCCGGCAACGCAGGCAAATACGAAAAGAACGGCGAGCAGAAAGAATAGAAAATGGGAAGAACAAAAGACTCATTGAACTTAAATGACCCGGACGCTTTTACTGCTGAAGGAATTATCCGGGCGAGAGGCGGCGACAAGAATCAATTGAAACGATTGAAAAAGCGACGCAAGTACGATGGTCGTGAGTTGTTCCCTGAACGGCGTCCGCCTATAGAGTGACGAGACTCGCGACTCATTTCGCAGCCCCCTGACTGGTCGGTTAGTCGGGGGGCTGTTTCTTTTGTTACAGTTTAATGACGTAACACATAATGTGGGACGAAATGTATTACCATGTGTTACATGGATGAAAAAAAGAAGGCACAACACCCATCAGTTAGAGCAAGGCTAATGGGGGCAGCCGACAAGGCAGCAGCCGACATTATTGCTCAACACACAGACAACTCCTTAACGGATGAAGCAATGGAGCAGGGCTTCCAACTAATAGAAGAAGGCTACTTGCCTAATCTTGATAGCGATTGTCGAAGATGTGGCGGCCCTATCAACCCAGCCCAAGTGCTTAACGCATTGAGCCGACGAGATAACAAGACTTATGTTTGCTCTCCCTGTGGGATGAGCGAAGCATTTGAAGACTTTATTGTCGCAGGTGATTGGGAGCAGCACGGAGTACGGACGGCACGCCAAGCATGGGTGCGTCCCACTAACGCAATGCTGATTGAGCAAATGATTATCGAGCGAGGAATGCACTACGACGTAGACCCTGAAGGCCAAGTCATTATCTTCACCAGCTACACCGACAGAGGAGACGATGAACAGCACGACTTTGTTCCGATCATGGACACCACCCCTTTTGAAGATTGGGTTGGAGGTATCCACGAAGCATTAGGACTGGAGGACTAATGGCAATCCACGCGCACGGACGCACTAAAGAATCAACTCATTCAACCCTGATGCGTGACAGGTACGACCACATAAACGTGGACGAACTCGTACCCGGCACCCTCGCTGACGTATTCATTGAACCAATCGATCCCGAAACAGACCTCGGTAGATCTGGTGCAACCTTTAGAATTTCAATGATGAGCATTGAAGGCCCACGTTTCGGGCTGTCTCTTTGCGAAACAAGCGCCCGACGATTAGCTGAAACTTTGCATGGCTTTTTGTATAGCGCACCCATTGAAACAACTGAGGATACTTACGAGCCGCAGGATGCATAGCAGCCGCACAGCGGACGCATACAGAAAATACTTACGAGACCAGCGAGAAGCTGAAGGCCCCCGTGAAACCGCTCACGGAACATTGGGTCGAGGTTCAATGGCTGGTTCCTGCTCACGCAAAATTGGTTTGGAAATGCTTGGCGATGTAGCTGAGACTGAACCCATTGAAGACAACACGCTGGTTGCTTTTCATACTGGTAGCCACCTCCACGATTTATTGCAGCAAGCAATGATCCTGCAATGGGGGATGCAAGTCGAAGTTGAATGCGATCTACGCCCATTGGGATACGACATCTCTGGTCACGCCGACGGCGTTTATGGGGACATTGCTAACGGAGGCATTGAAACTGTTTGCTGGGAATTGAAAACTAAAACGGCATTCGGTTTTAATCTTGCACGCAAGTCGTTCGAGCCCGAAGTCCACGAAGTAGCGCAAGCTGCCATGTATGCGTGGGCATTGGAATGCGATGCCGTGCATCTCGTGTATCTCGCTAAAGATTCACAGTACGGACGTAACCCTATTCGTGCCGGAGAGACAGTTGAATGGATACTCCCTATGGACCAGCCTGTCCCCGGTGATGGGCGTACCCCTAGACAAATAGCTGGGGCGGAAGCAACACGCATCAACGCCATAGCTTCTGAAGTTCGAGACGAACTATTACCTGAACGGTTCATACCTGAACACGGTTCAGTTGGTTCTGTCCCGTCACCTAATAGTAGGGACGGACATTGGCGATGCCGTTACTGCAATTTCAATTCATTGTGTAGCACATTGCCTGCACACCAAATACCCTTAGATTCCATACTTGTACCAAGGAGAGAGAATGGATAAACCTGATAACAACGCACTGGCCCAATGGATTGTGCAAATGAATAACACTATGAAGCACATAGAGACGTTTGGACAAACCGCAGTTGAGTCAATCGAACAAGTGGCTGTGGTCCTTCGCGACCATGAGAGCCGCATACACGCACTGGAAAAGTCTTTGTCTGGGTTAGTGGATGAAGGCAAAGAACTAATGGGCGCAATCGAGGAGTACATCAAACGACAATGAGCGACTTACTTAAACTATCCAAACCATTCCAACCACAGTTCATTGAAGAAAAGCCGGGCAGTTTCAAAGCTTCTTATGTTCCTCACGCCACAGTCGTAGAACATTTACTTGGGATACTCGGCCCATTCAATCAAGAAGTCAAAGAGATAATCCGCAACCATGAAGGTCAAGTCGAAGGAGCTATCGTTCGGTTTACTTTCACCATTGACGGTGAAGTTGTGGTCATTGAAGAAGCTGGTGCGGTTGAGCGCAAAGCTCCAAACGCAGGCGAAGCAATGAAAGACTGCATAAGTGACGCAGTTAAACGTGCAGCTTCGCGCATAGGTCTTGGGACTCACTTGTGGTCCGGGGAAAAATACATTCTTCACAGCGTGCTAAGTAAGCGTGAAGAACCTGCCATTGAAAAGGAGGAAGAATCCAATGAGCAGTAACATAACAATGGTGGGCCGACTAACAGCGCCCCCAGAACTACGCTTTGCTAAAAGCGGTACACCTTGGGCAACATTCAGTATTGCTGTTACCCGAGGACGAGATGACGATAAAGAAACATCTTTCTTTGATTGCAAATGTTTCGGAGCGTTAGCAGAGAACATTTCGGAGATCCCTAAAGGGACGAGAGTCATTAGCGACGGTTATCTTGTCCAAGAAAAATGGGAAACTAAAGACGGACAGAAAAGATCCAAAGCTGTCTTTATGGTCAATGATGCCGGACCTTCAATACGGTTTGAGCCGATTGTCAGCGATGGCCCTGCCGCCAAACGCACAGACAAACAAGCAGTTGAAACTGTGCAAGAAGCTTTCGACACTGAGCCCCCTGAGGAAGAACCGTTCTAGTGATGGCTACCGAAAAGACAAACGACCGGCATCTTTCGATACGCCTATCGTCTATAGATGATGAGTGGCTTACTGCTTTTGCTGGCTTGCAAGGCACAAGTAAGAGCCGGATTATCCGCGAAGGAATAAAACTTTTGCGAGAAAGATACACATGATCGGCAGAGGAGGGGGTCAGCTATATGCGGCTCCCTCCTCATGCCCTATTATTAATGTCATGGAAGAAGAAGACGGTGTAGCTATAGCCGCAGACGTAGAAATGGTTTCTGTGGGATTACACGCAGATCTTTTACTTCGGCTTGATTGCTATTGCGATGCAATGAAACATCATCCAGCTACGCCTAACGAGATACACCAGATTCCTTTCTGGGCATTTCGTAGCAACGTCATTCAAGCAGCCGTTGGGTTCTTCCTTGACGATCCAGAACTACCACTATTTGAATCGGACTAATGACAAAGAACAAGCAAAGGGGGACAGCTTTCGAGACTGCTGTTGCCCGGTTCCTACAAGAGAAAACAAAGTATTGGGTTGAGCGTCGGGCACTAGCTGGCTCGCTTGACAAGGGAGATCTCATTGGAATCCCTGACTGGTGTCTTGAATTGAAAGACCACAAGTCAATCAATCTTGCTGGGTTCATGGACGAAGCTGCAAAAGAATCCGAGAACGCTGGCACCAGATGGCACGCTGCCATCATTAAACGTCGCAACCGAAATGTTAAAGACGCTTATGTTGTTATGCCATTATGGATGTGGGCAGAGTTCATTGAGAGGGAGTAAATGCTCGAAAAGAGAGGGACCGAAATTGTCACTAACGAACAAGCAAACGAAACTGTTGACTTGTTCTGGGAACAAGCATTCCCTAAACCGATTGCTTCAAGACCAGTGGTGTGTGCTCTTGCTAAACGAGCCCTCAAAGCTGGATACACAACCGAACAAATCATTGAAGCATTCAATAAAACCAGAGCGTTCACAGTCGCAGCTATCGAATATCAGTTGCGCGGGCAAAGAATTAACTTCGGAGAAACGGCTGAACGAGTGATGAGACTTCAATGATTTTTCTCAATCAGCTTCCCGATTGGTACGACAAAGCTAAATGTACCGGGTTGCCCATTGAGTACATCACCATTGACTTTTGTTGGGATTGCCCAGTTCGAGCTAACTGTCTCGGTTATGCCTTGAAAGATGCTGATTGGTTTGACGGTTCGTACATGCCAAGTCATATTTGGGGGGGTTACACATCCAATGAACGCCGAAAAGTAATGAAAGAGACAGAGTACAGGCACGCAATCGCTTACGAACAACTTATAAATGACCCAGATAGAGGAATAAACGCATGAAACATAGGATTACTTACTCGACTCGGACTCACGTCATTGAAATTCCATTGACTGATTTGATTGAACACGCCAACTTGAAAGGAACCCAGTTGCCTACTTCTGATCCTTACATCCGGTGGGTAGAACTGCCTGAATGGGCTGGCGTACAAATCCGTTGGACCGAAGAATTAAGTGAGGAGTACGATGAAATCCCGCATGACTAACGAACAAGCTAAACAGCTTCTAGTTTTAATGACCCAGCTTTGGTGGAAATACACCATCCCTGATGGCACTTTGCAGTTATGGAAAAACGAACTAGAAGGCTGCGACTATGAGATAGCGGAACGTGCTTTACATGCACTCGCTGACGAAACAAACGAATGGCCTTCGTTCGCTCAATACAGGCGTCATTACAGAGCCAAAACTCCGCACCCGGAAAACCTCAACAGGTTACCTGCCCCGAAAGCATCAAAAGAAACAGCTATGCAACACCTTGCAGAAATGCGTGCTATTCTTCGTAACTAGGCGACAAGCTGATTCTTGTTGTCTTGTTCATTCATAACCCCACTTCCCCCCACGAGTTCCTCTCTCCTTGTGGGGGGAAGTTTATTTACGGCCACAAGTCCAGAGCTTAAAGTCTCCACTGTATTCCCAAATGTGGTAAGCCATCGCAGCGTTTGATTGAATCTCGTATCGCTTTGCCCACCATTCTTTGCCGAACACTCCGCTCCAAAAGTATTCATTGATCTGGAAGTAACCATGATCTTCGCCATTGAATGCGGTAGGCAAATGGTACGACTCACACCATGCAATGCTTAATGCTTCGACGCAATCCCATTCATACGAGCAAGTTGTTTCAATGACTTCATCTTGTACTGGGTTGGGAGCGTTCAGCCCAGCTAAATCAATGAGCAACCATACGAGAAGAAGCCGCACTTACGAAACCAGATTAGGAGAAGCAGAGTTTAACCTTGTCCGTTCGCGACAGTAAGCACCACAGCTTTTGCATTGATACTGCACGTATTGGGTGGTCTTAGTGGACCTGTTGCCTCGCCTTATTAGGTCGTGATATCCGCAAGTGGGACATGAGTCAGGGCGATTGTCTAGTAACGCTCGGTTGGGATGGTTGTTCATCCAAGGACGCAATCTCTTGTATACCGCTTCCAATAAATCAACGTCTTGCTTGGCGTATTTCTTCATTGTCTGCCACGACTTCTCGTCGCCACGCATACAACCAGCCCACAATTCAAATCCCCCAGTGGCCTCTTTGTTCCCTAGTCCTAAGTGTTGGCCTAGATCCCCAAGTTTGTTGCTATTGAACATGAAGTATTTGCGGGCCACTTTCAATGTGTCAATTTGCAATGGCATTGTAGGGGGAGTTAAATCATGGAAGGCGAATCGAGCGTTAGCTTTACGCATGTCGAAACGATCACCGTTATGGCCGACCACAATGTCAGCTTCATCAAAGAGTTTCCACAAAGCCCCGGCAACAGCGATGTCATTCTCGGGATCTTCAGCATAAACATCAGCAAAGTCTGGCAATGAAACTACTTTCGTAGTCTTTTGCCCTTCCCACTTGTAACTGAAGCACAACAAATACCATTCACGGTACTGTTGAACAACATTCTGATCGTATTGACCCCACACATATGCCAGATTGGGCGCAGTTTCAATGTCGTAGAATAAGATTTTAGCCACGAGACCCCCTAACTCGGTACTGTAAGCAGCCTCACCATAAGAGTACCTTCCCACCACGCTTCATCGTCGGATAGGCGCTCTGCTTGCATCTCTAATCTTTCAATGGTCACGTTTTCAATGCGGTCACCTTCTTTGTAAGTAACCGTTTGACCTGATTCCATCCGTTGTCTCAATGAAGTAAAGACTTGATTGGAATTGAATGTAGCTGGAGCCCCACTGTTATGGGAAGTCAACACTTGTCGTCTCAACACAATGGGGACAAGGATTTCATCGACTCTGGCTGGTGTAGCGATGCACGTAGTCAACCAATCTTCAATGATTGGAGCCTCTGTGGTGCTCGAAGACCGCCCTAAAGTGATAACAAACTTGTATGAAACCGACGATTCGCTAACAAAATCAAAGTTTTGGGCGATGTTGGGGGTCAATGAAAGCGCTGAAGAAGCATTATTGTCGTTCGTCGCAGTGAATGAGATGCTCCCAAGCAATGTAGAAGTCGGGTCTCCTCGATATTCCAATGTCGCGTCTGTGTAAGGGAACGTAGGGGTGTTGTCTGTGTATTTAGTATCACCGAATGTGTACTGGTCACGGTCCTGACGGACAGTTACCGAACGCAACAGCTTCGGAGCTACCGTTGACCACGAAACTTCACCAACAGTCAAAGAACCTGACGCTACTTTCACGTCAGATCCCGACTCGCCATACACTCCTTGACCTCGTTCAGCGAAATATGTTTTCCCATTGAATCTTGCAACTGATTGAACATTCCCAGAAGCAGCCGCAGAAACAATGTCAGGTGCCCAAGCGGGGACCAGAGTTTCAGTGAACCGAGTTAAATCAACACGATAAACCTGTCCTGACCCTCCCCCCCACCAAATGAAACGATTATCTGCATCCAATGAATAGGCTGCACCCCCATTATCAATGACAGGTCCAATGGTTACGGCGTTTGAAGCTGTGTCAACAAGCCCTATGCGAAGTCCTGCGCTAGTTGCAGCAGCAATAATGCCATTGTAAGAAATGATTTTATTGATTGATTCTCCACGAGGAAGCTCACCAGCAATGGTTGGCGCATTCAATGTGCCGCTTGCTGTTGCTACCCCAATGTGATGTATCGACCCGGTGCCGTTAGTGTTGGCCGCAGCAAAGATACCTGACGGGCCACTAGCGAATGAAACCCATGTAGTTGCGCCAAGCGTCGCCGTGTAATCCAATGAAGATGAAGCCTTTGCTCCATTGACATCCAACTCAAAGATGTTGCCACCTAGCGCTCCAATGAAACGTCCAGATACAATGCCGATAATTTCTGCATTAACGGCACTGCCACCCCATCCACTGTCGTAAGTGGCGTTGTTGACAGCGACTCGTCTGATAGCTGCGGTTGAACCGAACGCCGCATAAACATACGACCCATCAGACGCAAAGTCTTTAATGTCGTAGCCCATGTCAGCAGTAGAAGCTGACCAGCTAGCACCTGTCCAAGCTGATGTGTATTTCAGGTTTTGTCCATCAGAATAGTAAGCGAATGTGTTACCTGACACATCGTCGTTGACAGCTTGAAGGTTTAGATCAGCGTCGGTAACAGAAACTTTCTGCTCAGTTGAATTTAATAAAGTTATTTGGCCTTTAGTCCACGGATCAATGCCAGCAGAAATGCTGAACCGGCGACGATCAGAGTCATCCAAATCAAAATGCGTTTGACCAGCACCATAACTCCAGTCAGTTTGAGAACGAGTCCAAGCGCCACTTGTATCTAAAGTGTTTTCGCCCGGCTCTTTACTTGTATCCCTTTGTTCACGCAAAGCAGGCACCGTTGTACGCCTATATTGGCGTGTGTCGATAAGGAACTGAGTCCCATCAATATCAACAGGCAGCGATGCAGGGTTATAACTCACGCTTTGAACCCACTCCAGTTAGCACCCGGACGATTAGCCGAGTTTCGTTGCCACATCTGAGGGTACATTGAAGCTAACCGGGCAGCTTCAGCTTGGACACGCTGATCTCGACGGAACCGCAGATCTCTCATTGAAGCAGATATAGCCCCCGGAGGTACTTCTTCCGCCATTCTCGAAGTTCCTTCAGCATCAAGGAACTCTCGGCGTATGGGAGCAGTTGTCATTAAAGCTAAAGCTGCGCCTAGAGGCGGTAAATCGTAAGCTGTAGATTGCAGCCCGGTAGTAGAACGAGCGGTTGCCCCATCAGCGATAGGGGTAAGTGGCGACTTGTAACTCACTGTTACTTTTTGGCCCGGCCACGCCGACGTATAAAGAATAAGCGCTAACCCACTACTGAATGAACTTGTGTCACGGTTTCTTTTCAATCGCCACGACATCACTTCAGGTTCGCTGGCTTCTGACCCAACATCTGCGTAAGTAACTGAGTAAACAGAATTAACTACGTTGCTCCCAGTGTCAAGGTTGTAACCGTCTACTCCCCCGTTGTAAGTAAAACTTGTTGTCAACATTTGGAACAAGCCGCTACTCGGGGTAGACAAATCAGCTAATTCGTCATTGATTGATTGAACAATGCGATGAGTTGGGAACTTCGGGGAAACCCGAACGATTGAATCAACAGCGTGTCCCGTTGCTGAAGCAGTCGAACCACCATACCCACGGATAACATTGACTTGTGTGTCACCAGTTTTAGATGTGACGTACATAAGCTCTGAACCAATTTCAATGACAGTGCCCCTTGAAATGCCACCTGCTAAACCCTGAACATAGATAGTTGTGCTAGTCGCATCGGAAACAAGTGGCGCAATGACAAGATCAAGTTCCTCAACATACCCCGACAAAAGCATGTCCCTTGTCTGGTCAATCCATACTTGTGCAGTCATTGTTTGCTCCCGAGAACGTCGTTAAGGGCTCGTTCTTTACGTTTCTTTTCCGACTTTGGTCCTTGGAGGAGCGTTCCGGCTGTGATCTCGTGCGAGGTCGAAGCGTCCCGTTCCATTTTGGCAGCGCCATCAACAGTCTTGGGCTGAATACCCTCAGATCGGAGGCGTTTGTAGGCTGCCATATCCCTTTCTTTGTCTCTTTCTTTAGCTTTAGACCCAGACCAATCAATCGCCTTGCCATCGTGCATACCTCTTGTCGGTGTAGCTGACGCAGCGATATGCACTTCACCGAAATACTTACGAACAACTCCCCCACACGAATCGCAAATACCGTCATAGGTTTCATCAAACCCGTGACGAATCTCATGGTTCAACCCACAGTCGAGACATCGGTAACAATAAATTGGCACTATTCTGGTCCTACTCTGAATGAATAACCTGCCCCAACGAGGACAGTTTCTTCTGCTTCTGTTAAATCACGAGGGCTTTCATGTCCCCCATAGATCCATCTTGTCACGGTTGAAGCGTCTGATGGAAGATGGGTTTGTACAACTGATCCATTGACAATAAAGACATTCCCACCTTTAACTCCCGGCGAGAAATGCCTCATCAATGCGTAAGCTGCTCGCGAAGGTGCATCCTCTGGGACGCCGACCCGTGAAAGCGTGTTAGAGGTTGGCATAACAAGTAATCGGTACACTTGTTTGGGCCCCATAACAGATGTGCAACTGATAGTGCTGGCGGTAAAGGTATAGTTACCACTTGCTGCCTCCGAAGGCATAGACGCTGTAGCCGCAATAGTCGCTGGCGTAGCATCAATAGTTATGTAAAGTGAATGGCCGGGGAAAGCCGCCTGACACGCCACAGTAGCCGGCGTAACAGCCGCTGAGACCGTCGGGGTGGGGAGCGTAGCTGGGGCTTCAATGCCGCCCTCTACGACGATTGAGTTAGCTGTGACTGTTGGAACAATTACTACCGGACAAGCAACGGTTGACGCATTAACTGTCGCCGGGACCGATACGCCAGCCGAGAACGTCGTCGTAACACCGATTGTGGCTGGCGTCGCAATCGCCGCCACAGTAAAGCCAGTATCAACAGGCTGAGAGTAGCCAACACCCGACTGGCTGTAATCCACCAAGATACGGTTGTCTGGTATCGAGGTGTCACGTTCTGGATAGGTGAAGCCACTCTTGTTATAGTCATAACCTGCGCTATAAGCTACGCCACCCGGACGTTTCGGTGTGTAAACATATGCAAACGTGAGCGACAGATCTGCCGTACACCCGATTGTGGTAGCAGAAATAATCGCATCACGTTTTGCGTAAGGAAAGTTAGCTTCCCTATATTGAATGCCGCTTTCATTGTAATCGTAGCTACCCGGATATTTTGGGGCGTAGTCGAACCCCGGCTCTTGATATTCAATCTCGTCTTTGTTGTAAGGATTGACAGCGGGGAGCGGCACCGGGAAGCCTCATCTTTCTAGCTGGTAATTGCTGCTGTTTCTGGATCTCCCACTTTTCTGGCAGCAACAGCCTTACCAATAGATACAAGGGCCGCAACACCGGCGACCTTCAATGAGTCAGACCAATCTGGTCCGGGCACTGCCATCGCAGCTACCCACGCCTGAGCGAAGGTAGAGATAGCACGTTCCAATGAATCTTTAATAAAACGCTGGTTGAACAACTTGGTTCCTCCGTATTTTCATTGCAGCCCAAGTCTGTGGGCCTACAATTCCGTCAGCAACAAGCGAATTAGCTCGTTGCCATTGAATAATTCTAGCTTTAGTTCTCCGTCCAAAAATACCATCTGCTACTAACCCGATGCGTTGCTGCACCAATCTTACAGCAGCGGACTTTGAACCTTTGCGTAACGTACCCGAAAATGGAACGAGCCCGTCCTCTGGTTCTTTAGGTAGGGTAAGCGTTGGAGCTTCTACAATCATTTTTCGAGCAATCAAAGCTCTCAATTCAATCATTGAAAATGATGGATCAACCTTACGTGAGGTCCATTCCTTATGCCCGATCACAGTATTCAATGGATTCCATTGAAATCCGTCACACAGAAAAGCGCACAACTCTACGAGTGCGTCCATCTGAGCCTCGGGTATATCTTCACCCAACCCGTCATTAATAAGAGAAACACCTATTAAACGAGAGTTAGCGCTGATCTTACCGGGACTTGTAGCGTCCCCTACTACCGGATTGTTCTGCTGCATCCGTGTCAACACAGCTTGTAAGCCTCGGCCAGCGTGGTTAGCTTTCACGTTCTCAGCAGTCAACTTGACAATGGTGCCATCACGTTTGATGATGTAGTTGTATAGAGGTCCGGGTACCTTGTTGACTCCTCGTACACACATTGCGATCACGTTGTCGGGATCTGCGTTGCGGTTTGAGGCGGTGTGGTGGACGACTATGCCGAATGGTTTGAGTGGCCGCCCGGTGTTTACTTTGCCGGGGGCATCAACCAGTTTCATCTGGGGCTTCCCAATCGAGCGTTTCTACACTCCAGCCCTGCGTCCATACACCTGATGTGGCGTTAAAGACAGGAGCTTCCCGAACCAACTTTTGATAAGTCAATGGAGGTTTAGGGTTTTCGTCAGACGCATCTTCAGGATAAGTAACAACGGTTTCAGGGGAATCGTCAACTTCGACAGCACGCCAGCGATCTGGCAGAGGATCTCCCACATTCCAATCTGGATGAACAGCTTGGATATCTCCTGAATATCGGGGATAATTTCCTTCTATATCCATGTAAACGATATTCAACATTAGAAAGCACCCAATGTGATAGCACCTGTTTTTGCTGTTGTCGTTGCAGTTATGCTTTGGAATTGATTCGGTTGAATACTCCCCCAAGAAACACCGCTTGTACTAGTTTTAACCCAATCCGAAGTTGCGCTTGTAGCATACGAAGTGTCTGAAGTTAAAACCCACGTCGTATCGTCTACAGCAGGACCAGACCCAGTACCAAGAGTTGCTGTGCCTGTTGTCGAACCATCTGTTTTAACTGCCAATACATAAGCGCCAGTGTTTGTTGTGCCATCTGCATAAGAACCAAACGCCATATATAATATATCTTCGCTATAGCTCAACGCTAGTTGTCGAGGGAACTGGTAGTTGTAGGCATCAGTTATGTCTGTTGCTTGTCGTAAATCGTAACAACGATCAATCGTACCGCTACTGTTGTACCTATAAATAATAGTTCCCATTCGGTTGACAGAACCTTCAGCGTATTGGTAGGTATGGGTCTGCCAAATATTTTCGTTTGAATCAATTACAGGTGTGGTTTGATACCCTTGTTGCCCATTTTGACCAGTTCTATATGTTTCTCGTGACCAAACAATATCGCCGCTAGATGTACCAAACTCATTAATTTTACATAAATGCGTTGAAGAGTCACCGTTGTTCATACATACCAAGTAAAGGTAGTTTCCTTTACCAGTTAATTGGAATGATCCTGTGTTAATAGTCCCTGTGTTTGGGTAATAACAATGAGAATCTTCTGAACCGTGACCGCCCCCATAACGTCTAAAAAGTTGGGCACCACCATTTTGATAGCTGACATTGCTTGTCCCAAAATAAAAATCGTGGTCCTCCCAAATAGAACTGCTGCTGCCAGTAGCTCTCAACCAGTTTCCAGCCGTGTAAGCGTTTTGCGCCCATCCGGGGGTGTAACTCTTAGCATAAGCAATTGCGTATTCGCTACTGCTTTTGGTGAACACAGTATTGAAAACAGCGTTTTGGTAACTTTGTTGAGTCTCATAGAGACGAGAATTGCCTACAAGTATGTTGGAGTCACTAGAAGCAAGAATACCTCTTGGCTCGTTATTGTAGTTACCGCTGTTATTCCAAGGCCACGAATTTAGATACCACATGAAGCCACCGAAGGTATCGGTTTCTTCACTCAAATCTGATTTCATCGTGGCACACCATCGAGGAAATTCAGGGCTTACATTATTTACTTGTCCGCCCCACCAAATTTGGTCAGTTGAACTTCCTGCTGTTCTGGTATTAAACAAGTCTTGGTAATACCAGTTGCCTTGTTCCGTGGCATTAGCGTCAGAAACTCTGTTGATTGTAAAATCAGAGAACAACGCATCAGTTTTAATAAACCAAGCTTGGTAGCCGCCTGCTGCTTTACTTCCATATCCAGCTATATAAACATTTTCGTCGCTATCAACTGCTATACCACTCATATTACGCTGCAAGGCAGAGCCAGAGTCTGAAGTATCTGAACGTATCTCAGCAATAAATGTGTCAGACGCCCCAGAACCTGAACCAAACAATGCTACTTTGAAAGCTCCTAACGGCATAACAATCCTTAGCTAGTGAGCGCAGCGATTTCGTCGTCAGTTAAACCAAGGTCTTTAAGTTTCTGATTACCTGACGCTTTATCGGTAAGCATTTGTTCGTGTGCAGCTTTAGCAGCTTCTTGTTCTTCTATAGCTTTTTTGCTACTAGCTTCTGCTTCAGCAATTTCAGCAGCAGCCAACTCACGATAAGTAACTTCACCAGTTTCACAATTAATTTCTACTGTCTGTGGTCCAGCCATCAATCTTCCTTACGTTTCAAATCCATAAATATAAATGGCAGAACCTTGCCGCCAGTTATTGTTATCAATATCAAAGGTTAGTTCTGTTACCGCAACCATATCGGACGAATACGATGTACTCCATCTGAAGCCTCCCTGCACGACACGGCCACTTTGTCTGCCCAATCCAGTAGCCCCATTTACATTTGTGGAAAACCCTCCCGAGTAACCCAGTTGGTAATAAGTTACTTGACCGCCTTCAGCAGCTTGATCGGGCAAAGGCAAATCGATTTGCCAGCAGCCCATTGATTTATTAGTGCTGCTGTTGTAGCTCCAAGCAGAACCGTCTTGGGGAAATCCTAAACCCATATCAGAATTAAACTCGTTTTGATTGTAATTATTGGCGTAATAGTTGCCAGCATCTTTCCCCATATACCATTCACGACCACCACTTGTATTACTCCATGGATCGCTGTTGATACCCATTCTCATACGCATCGAAGCATCAGCAGAAGCCGTTCCACGTCCAGATATAAAAATACGCAACCACGAATAACCGCTTACATTCATAGACGTAAAGCTGGCTCTAGCGGTTGTGCTATTAGCAAATTCATGTTTCGTAATAAATTTAAGACCGGCCATAACTACTCCTGATAGTACCCGTAGACAGCTATCCAAGAACCAACTTTCCAGTTAGATCCATTGACAGGAGAAAAAGTTAAACTCGAAATCGAGTTGTCTGTCCGACCGGGCCAAGTAACAATCGTGTAAGTCACGTCTTTGTTATCGGTGCTACCGCCCCATCCACTACCAAAACCGGGTGTCGATTCGCAATAAACAGTTATATCCCGTTCGTAGCTCTCAACTTCTTTGGTTGGATTATAAATAATTGCTTTGCCGGGAGTACCCGTCCAATCACTCGCATCAGAAATAAAATCTGCTATGCACATACCAATAATCTGGTTATTGGTTGTCCCATTAATAGAGTTTCCTGTTCCAACAGATGTTGTGTTGCTGGTCCCTATGCCCCAAGAAACACCGGAATTGTTTGTGCCGCCATCTCCGCTTGCACCGCCAGTACCACTACTAGGCACTAGCCGCACTCGGTCATACGCAACGCTGTCGTAATCTGAGAATAGTTGCCAATGGATTTCTAATACTGAATAATCCGTGACGTTAAGACCGGTAAAAGAAATTGAAGCTACTGCTGAACCAGAAACTTCATGTGTTCCTAAAGATCGAAAATCTGTCATGCTTTACCGGCTCTCGTAATCCCCCACAGCGTGACTTTCGCGTTAGTGTCCCAATAGTTTTGGCCTGAACCTTCTGTTATAGTCAAACTCGTAACGGCCGTAGATTCTTGGTCATATTGCATACCGTAAGCTAGCGCACCACCAATCCACGAACTTTCTTGTGCGATACTTGTGCTTCTAGTCTGAAATGGTTTGTGTTTGCTAGTGCTTGTGTACCCATATATTTGAACTTCTTGGGGACAAATAGTGTGGTCATAGCTCTGGTAGTGGTCAGTAGCGTAACCAATACCGTTGAAATAGCCGCTTGTATTACTCCGGTCACCGAATGGTGAACCTGCCGGGTTGGGATCGCCATATGCCCGCGAGATATCGTAACGACGAGAATTAGCTCGGTCATCATTAAAGTGCATTTGCATATAGGTCATGTAAAACCCAGCCCCATCAGGCCAACGGTAAATCTCCGTACCGGAAGTAATCCACAAATCATCATAGGTTTGAGGAATGCTGCTAAAAGTTATGGCCGCTGGATTGCCGCTAATACTTATAGTAGCAATTTTTTCTATAGCAGCTAAATCAGCGCCCCCAGCGGAACCGGCAGCACCTAAGACTGTTGCTTTAAATGCGCCTAGAGGCATCAGTAATCCTTATGCGAAATCTTGGCCAGCTACAAACCCAAACCAACGAGTACCACCATCAACAGTAGTAAACGCTAGAACATCAAACCGGTTAGCAGTAGTCGTCAAAGTCGGAGCAGTCGCAGCAGCCCAAGCCACTGAGCCCGGCCACGTAACTGTGCGTGAACCAGTACCGTCTTGTTTAACTATCAAAGTAAACGAGCTTGAATCACCGGTCGCTACCGGGTTATCAAAGGTTAAGGTCGCATTACCAGTCAATATGACTGAATGAACATTTCCGTTATTCAAATCGATACTAACTGTGCCTGTAACAGTGGCGTTCTCAGCGCACGTTTCCGCATAATCCTTATGCGTAACCGCTGACATGATCTGATCTCCACCGACAACTGCACCTGAAAGAGTGGTGCCCGCAATCGTTGTCCCAGTCAATGTGTTCGACCACGAGGTAGTACCCGGCGTGCCACCATTCATAAGAATCGAGTTGGCAGCGCCACCAGTAGCAGGAGCAGCCCCAATGCCTACCTTTGTTTCCAAAGCAATCAAAGCAGTAGAAGCAGCACCATGCACCTGATCGTGTTCAAAACCTGACGCATCTAAGTCAGTGGAAGACGTAGGGGTAACCTGCGTAGAGGTTGTGTCCAAAGAAGTTGGGTAATTAGCTGTTGGCATTGAAATCTCCTACGGCTTCAAGTCGAGGGTAAAGATGCCAGACGCATTCCATTGAATCTGGAATGTACCTGACGTTGTGCTGAATGATCCCCCGAAATCTATGTACGCAATCAAACGGTCGTTTGCTACCGTGTCGTCGTAAATGACTGCTCCAGTGACTGCTGTCAGCGTAGAGTTAGCCCACGACACATCGTCTGCGTCCCATTTAATTGTGCCTGTCCCGTCGGAACTGCTAGTCATAGCAACACTTGTAAGAGTTTCGCCACCGGCTGTGTACCCGGTACCTGACGCTTCGTTTGTCACATCTGACTTATTCGTGTGAGTTTCAAAGTTCGGGGAGTACCCCGTAAGCGTCAACATGCACTTAAAAGTGTCATTGTCCATATCGAGAGCAAGGTCGTTCTTTAACGCCGCCTCGAAAGTTTCTACATAAAGACCACTAGCCATTGGTGTTACTCGTTCCTTGGATCGGCTTTGGCCTGATCGTTACATCACCGTTTGGTTTTTGCATTCTTTTTCTTCCTTGCGGCGGCAGCAGCCTTTTTACCTTTAGCGGTATAAGGATACTTCTTTCCTTTAACGATAGGCATGATTGAAATGATAGCAGAGAAGCGTAGGGGAGCCGGGAGAAGGGGGAAAACCCGACCCCCCCACTTCTCTTAGGAACTAACTATTAGTTAGCTCCAATGCTGGAGGATGATTCCACTCGTTGCAGGCATTCCTCGCGGAAGCGGCCATAACCAACAAGGTGGTACCAACCGATTGGGTTGAACCGACGCAGGCTGTCAACCACAGGGCCGACAACAATGCTTGGCTCAGGACCAAAGCCAGCGGCACGGCTAAATGCCTTAGCAACACCTTGACGGCCACAGATCAGAGTCTGGTAAACGTCAACGGTGCCAGCGCCGCCGTCAGCGATAAGGCCTGCACGGGGGTTTTCAATGTATTCAATGCCATTGAAAGTTCCGATTGAACCTGCACGCACGGGAGCGCCATCTTGCCGGATTTGGTATTGGATAATGTCGGTTACCGCTGTGTCTCCACGAAGATCGTAGGAAACGTCAGGGTGGATAACCGCCATGTAGTTGCCGTTTTCCCAACCCGGAGCGTTACGTCCACGAAGCTGGGCGACGGCCTTACGGCCTTCGGCAGCGGTGTAAACGTCACCTGCGGTGATGGCACCACGGCTGGTCTGGCCGACGTGAGTTACGTTTGAGCCGCCATTGGCGACATCTGAAACGATTTTGTCAAGCGAATCAGCCATGTTGTAGCCAACAATGTTGGCCGCATCAGCGTCAACATTGAGGAATGAGGTTCCACGCACCTTGGCGGTGGTGATAACAGCGTTACCGTACTCTGCGAGAGTTACGGTTACTGCGCTATCAGTCAACGCTACAGCGGTAACGTCACTGTTTTCAGTGAGTGCCGATGTTGCTTGCGCCATGTCAGCGTAGAACGTGAATTGGACACCCGAACCGTTATGGCTCTGGGCTGTTGAACGAACGTCAGCAACCATCTCGAATAAAGGTTGCGAACGCAAAGCGAAGTGTGCAACCTGATCGAAGGCTGTTGAAACCTGATCGTTCAGCGTCGTTGTGGTTGTATATGCCACTGGTAATCCTTACGGTGAGGATTCCAATGAACAAAGGGCTAAATTACTGCGAAGCTCCCCACAAGTAACCCTCCGACTCCATCAAAGAACGGAGTTCATCTTCTGAAGTTGTCGCTCTGATTCGAGCGTCAAGATCAGATTGAGTTACAGGTTCTCCACCTTCCCCGGCTGCTGTGATACGTTGCTCTGCTTGGAGTGCATTTTCAATGGCAGGGGAGGGGTTAGATGTCGGAGTATCTCCTCCAACGAACCCGGCTGCTTCCGCTTCCTGACGGATAGCTTCTGCATCCATTTCCCCATCATAAGCCTTTACAAAATACTTAACTCTAGCGTCATCAAGATCAAGTCCTGCTGACCGAAATGTATCACGACGTTCATAACCGGAAACCCGATTCTCAGCATCTGAAGCACGAGCCTCAGCTTCTTTCAATCGACTTTCCAAATCACGACGCCAGTTGGGTTTCGATTCGGATGAACTGGCAGAATCTTCGCCACTGTATCCAGTGGAATCATTTTCTGTCATATGTCACTCACCTAACCTGTACGCATTCCAGCGGTGGTACTGGAATGGAGGGGCATTGAACGCCTCTGGACACCAATGGCGGACGATCAATGAATGAAATGATACAGAAATTTCAATGAGAAAGTCAACAGTTCATTGAATTTCAATGAAATTACCTAGCTGAACCAAGTCCTGATGCGCCTCGTTCATTGACTAAAAGCCCTGATTGGCCGCCAAATGGCACGTTTCTTTGTTGCAGTAAACGATTCAATTCAATGGAACTCTCTGAATCTAACCCGAACTCTGCTGCTGCGAGTTCCGCACCAGTCATTCCTTCAGAACCAATCAAACTGCTTGTCGTCCCACGACGTTGCCCTAACCGTTGCTGTATTTCTCTTTGTTGGATACCTGCATCAGCTAATCCTTCAGCAGTAACTTGCAAAGCATTTAGGTTCGGGGTGTCTCCAATGACATCCATTGTTGTAGCTGCAAGACCAGCGGCTTCGAGCCGTCGTCGTTCTTCAAACAAGTTGGACGATTTAACTGGGTCAAGGTAGTAGCCGACAAGATCTTGGTCGTTGATGTTGTAGAACTCGCGAAGCAATCGCTTTGTTTCGGGGTCTGCGTCTGTTACAGCAGCTTCCGCTAACGTGATGCGTGTCTGAAACTCTTGTGCCGACACATCGCCGCCAATAAGATCTCCCATTTCTTGACGATCCAAAATGCCTGCGAACCCTGATTGTCTGGATAGCGCCGTGTAGTCACGTTCGAGATCTAAATAATCTTGCTCACTGATTGCTGGTAACCCAGCTTTGAACCGTGTAGCCATTCCGGGGAATCGAGCTTTATAAGATTCAGTTTCTCTTATTAACTGGCCGATACCTATATCTGACACCCCATCAATCATGGCTTGTTCAATGGTTGTTTGAAGCGCTGGGCTTAAACCCCAACGACGCAACAGATCCCCTAAAACAGAACTAGCGTTTTGTCTGGCTGCATCTGACTGCCATTGAGTCATTGCATCGCCCCACGCCGCCGAAGGATCTCCGCCGCCTGTGTTCTTTTTGCCGCTATTGAAATCCGGGTTCAGGGTATAAGTGGTGGCACCTTTGCGGTCTTTCCCAGTTAAATACTTCGGGTTGCCTTGGGCGTCTGATGTTCCAAAGTCAGCAGGTTTAATTGGTGCCGTGTAATAGTCGGGGTTGTTGGACCATGACCCCGGTTGCCTACTCCCATCTGCTCTTAAAACTCGCCTGTAAAGTGGTTCGTCGTCTTCGTCGAGAGGGTTTAGCTCACCACCCGGCTCGTAAGGGTCGTCTGCGGCTAGCTGTTCGGGAGTGTCACTCCACCCACCTTCAGGCCTAAAGAAGTCCTTTTCGCCTGTCCAAATGTAACGAACACCGCCTTCAACATAAGAGCCGTCAGCAGTGTTAATTACCTTGCCTTGGCTAGTTACATCAGGACCGGTGTAAGGATCTTTGCCAAACTCAAAATCTGGGTTATCTGTTGCCATTACGCCACCGCTCCGAACATCCGACCGACCGTATCAGCCAAACTACGAGACTTATTTGCTGCCTGAGTAGTTTCCCACCAGCCAGAACTTCTATCAGATTTAATCATGCGATCTATCTCACTAAACGTCGCTACCCGAGGAACACCCTCACCCGAACCCGTGTAACTAATAATCTTGTCAAACAACCCATGATCCGTCCCCAAGAAATCAATCTGACGTTCCAACAAATTCTGTACCCGTTGCTTGTACGGCAAGAAATAGGTGCTTAAAGAAATGCCTTGGTCAATAATCGGAGCAAGCGTCGGGTAAAGAGCTTTCGCTTGATTAGCGAAATACGTTGACGCCATATCTATATCGTCCTGCGTACCCCCACCCTCATAGAACGATTCAATCATGTTGTTCATTGTGTCTGCATCTATATCGTCACCCAAAGAAATCATCCACTTAGAAGCTTCCTTTTGAATGTCGTCCCGGTAAGTGCCAAGCAAACCTTCTTCTTGGCTAGCTGCCAACGCATCAAAATCAAAGCCCTCGAAGCCGTCAAGGTCCGACAAGTGTTCTCTGAGTTGGCGTCCTGTGAGTTGCAACCGAGCAGCAGACTTAGCAATGGCATTAACAACTTTGTCGTCAAGCTCAACACCAAGTTTGTTTAGTTGAGTCTTAACAGTATTAATGGTTGGTTGGATATAACCGAGTTGCGAAGTGTTAGGAACTCCGGTGCCGTCACCTAAACGATTCCATTCAAGATCGAAGGCACGCATCTGCCTGTCAGTTTCTGACCACCACTGGGTTTCCTCTAACAGTTCTTCGACTTCTTTGCCCCCCGTCAACTCCTCACCCATTATGTATTCAAGGATGTTGACTTTCTCTTTCGTGACAGGATGAGTAATCATCATGTCGTCACGATCTAAGAAGAAGTTGGCACCGAAACCGCCGGTGATTCCTAAGGCGTCAGCTATGGCGTCGAGTTCGTCTTGGTAAGTTTCGGGGAGAGGAGTACTGTCATCTCCACCACCGCCTGTAATTGGAAATTCCCCGAACTCGGGTACAGCTTGCCGAGGATCAATTACACGATCTTGCCCGCGAGCTTGCTCTATCCGATCACGTTGTGCAGCTAACCCTTCTTCTAAACCAGTTTGCATTGGATCGGAAGTGTCGGTGATCTGATTTACTGGTGGTCCTTGCGCCCCCGGCCCAGTCCCAACCTCACCGTCTAGCCCTTCACGCACTAACTCTGAATCGCTAAGAACATCCGCTTCAGGGCGAATCGTGTCACGGCCCCCTAACTCTCCTGCTAAAGGTTGTGTTTCTGCAACCTGTTCAGCTTCGTCCAAAAGGTTTTCAATTTGACGTTGACCGCCTTCCCGAGTAGTCAACCCAGTATCAACATCTATCCCTTCAATGGATTTTCTTGCTCTGTCAGCAAAACGCAAATCATTGCTAAAACTACGATCCCCAACCATCCAGTAAGCAACATCTTTTTCGTTAGCTGAATTAAGGTCAGGTGCGTTACTTAAACGACGTTCGAGAACTTCTCTACGATCAGCAACTTCAGCATCATTCTCATCTGCTTCTTCGCTTAAGTTGACAATGCGAAGATTTTTTTCTTCTATCTGGTTTTTGCTTGTGTCTATTTTTTTTGTGGTGCTCTTAAAAAGTTTGTTTTTAGCAGCGTCGTCTAGCCGTTCGTTTCTTTCATCTTCGCTAGTCTTTTTCCACCCCGGAAGATCTCTACCCCAAATTTCTCTATAACCTTCATTTAGGTCATTGTACGAAAAACGAGCAGTCGCTCCCGTAGAAGTTTTTTTGCTAACTTCAGCTAGCCACTCCTCAGTCTGAGCAACTTTATCTTCTAAATCTTCTACGTTACTTTCAAGTTTGCTTGCTTCACTACGAGCTTCTTGTGCTTTAACTGACCTAATTTCACCATCAGCTATAACGCGAACTTTCAAATCATCACTGTTAAGTTCGTTAGTTAATTCGTCAATTACTTTTTGAGCTTCTTTGAAAAGATTGTCTTTAGAAGTCATTAGACTGTCACTCCCGGTGTAACTGAACCCGCAATACGTTTCTGATTAACAGCCCCCTGAAGCACACCTACCGCATTAGCGAACTCTCCGGCTCTAGCACGCACAGGATCAGTTGTTTCAACAAACTCCTCAGCCAGCCCCTGATAATCAACACTGGAATACTCACCAGCATCAATAGCTGCCTTCACTCCCCCATAAAACGCTGACTGCTGGCTAGGGCTCATCCGCTTGTTAATCATTCTTTCAGCAGTTTTATCTAAGATCCGATTAATCATCGTTGGAGGCGGATACTTTTTGCCCGGTTCAATGTAATCCGAAACAAGCATTTCAAGATTATCCATTGAATAATCTTCGCCTACACCCGGAATCATTGAATCGTCAGTGACAACACCAGTCGAAACAGTCGCCGCTGCATCTCTAACCGCAGTCGCTAACGCAGCAGCAATCTGTACTGGGTCTTCCATTCGTTCTTTCATTTCATCTGTTGACTCAGCTACCCCAAAGTATCCTTCAGCAGCTAAACCCAAAATAATGCCGTTGCGTTCATTGTCTGGCATTTGAGAAAAGTTTTGGTAAAAGCCTGTAGCCGTAACCGGAGTTATTTCCGTCCAACTCTGATCCATGCCAGTAACTGCGGCTTGCATTGGATTTAGTTGACGTTCTTGTTCACGGAACCCAATGACCGTTGTGTCTGCCGCAGCCTGAGCGTAAGTATCTTGGTACTGTTCTATCGCAATAGGGTTCAACCCACTGCCATCAGGATTTAGGAAATCTTCTGGACCCATTATGATTGCACCACTTCACGTTGTAGTCGTTGTAGTTCCACCGGCCATGACTCAATAGCAAGAGAATCAAACTCAACAAATTGTCGCAGATTTGCTGTCACCGGCGCTAATAAAAATTCTTCTTTATAATCATCCCACATTGAAAGCAGCCATTCATTAGAACGAGAGAACAACGAAGACGAACCGCCTTCTCTGTCTAAGGTAAACAGTTGTTCAGCGAATGCGTCCCGAGTTCTGACATACTCTGCGAGTTTCTGTATGTCGCTACGTTGACCAATTACTGGGTCAGCAATAAGTTTGCGGAACACAGACATGTTTTCGGCTTGGTTTACTGCCGAGTCACGCAACCTGTAATCCTCAAACCAAAGCTTATTGCTTTGGCCTAACTCAAATATGTAATCGCCTTTAAGTTCACGAAGCCATTTACATGCTGGGTCATTGATTGAAACACAACCAGCTTTAGAAACTTCAATGGCTACCATGTCCATAAAGTTACGGTATTCCTGCCAACCGTTAGCTATCTCAACTTCTTGAGCCGTTTCTTTCAAGCCTAAGCGTTCACGGAACATGATGTCTGAGCCCGGAGCAACTTCTGTTGTTTGTTGAATCCGGTAAGCAGCATTAGAAAACTCTGAGCTTCCCCCTGCTTCTGCCCCAATGATTAAACGTCCGTATCGTGGATGTGCAGCTATGAGATCAGCGTGTCGTTTGCTTGACTCGTATCCTTCTATGGTCGCCGGGATACCTGTGTTGTTGCGAGTAAACCGGGCAGTTAGATAGAAGAACTCGTCGCCTTCTTCTTCGAGGAAGATTTCGTCAGCGGAACTGATTTCGCCTTTACCGTTAATCAAAGACTCAGGGTCAGCTAGTTGGAGTTTGCGGTATTTGTCTATTTGTGCTTGGAATGGAGAGCTAGGCAGCGGTTGGATAGGAGCAACTAACGCCGCAACCCCTCGAACAATCCAAATGTTTGTAGCTTTTTCTTCGATTTCTTTCAATAGTTCATTGACATCTTCAGGGTCATTGAAATCAAATTCATCATTGCGTAACTCCATTTGTTGCAATGTGTCTCGCAAAATCATTTGTTGCATTGAAAGATAAGACTCATCTTCAGACAAGTAAGACTTCAATCGTCTTGCCCATGCTGGAGACATTGCTCCAAAGCCACGCCAAATAGCGCTTTCACCTGATTGAACTCCAAACGGAAGAACAATTTTCATTGCATCTTCAAGGTCAGGGCGTTTCATTAACATTTCATTGACTGGAATACCAACAAGCGGCCCGAAACCGGGAAGCCCTTGGGAAAGCATGTTCGCTGAAGATTTAGAGAATCTCAATGGAACTCCAGCTAAATCTTGAATGGCTCCTCCATTGAAAATCTTGCCAAGCAACCCATCTCGCAAACTTTCTGGTGGGGTAAATACCCAGTATTCGTTGTCGTCGTCGTCTTTGTAAGTGCTAACAATGCCATCTTCGCCTGATCCTGCACGACGGTATCCTCGCAACACTCGTAAAGTGTGCGCTGGATTTTCGACTGTTATGCCTACCCAACGACTAATTACTTCTTGCCAAGCACCGTAGAACGGCATGAAGTTAGCTACGATTTCTCCGAACCTAGTGTTTTCAGCTAGATCGTAAAGCAGTTCTCGGGTTTCTTTGAGAGCCTGAGTCCGAGCAGCGTCTTGCATTGCATTAATTTGTTCGCCGGTCATTCGTAAATCACCGGTTTCTAAATCAATTTGTGATTGAACTCGACGCCTAAAGGCAACTTCGTAACGGGCACGGAAAAACGGGTTACGAACAAGATTGTCAGTTGGCAATCCACCTATTGAAGCAAACGCTCTTTCAACAAATTGGCTGAGGCTTTTCGATTGAAACCCAAAGAAATCAGAAACAGTTTCCCAAAGAGTGCCATTAACTGCTCTAACGTCCTTTTCTGTGATTTTCTCCATTAAGTCTTCGATTTCGGCTCTACGTTCAGGATCTAAACTGTCTAGCCTTCGAGCAACATCTCGCTGATAACTAACTTGGTTTCCTTCTCCTATTGATCTACGCAAATCAACAAGTTCAGGTTGATCTGGCAACAACTTGTTAATTGTTCCTCGCATTGTGACAATGTTTTCTCTGTTTGCCATCCACGGAAGATTGTCTCTAAGAGGAGCCGCTTCTTGCGAGTTAATCCAATCAAGCAAATCGTCAACAATTTGATCTTCTGTACGTGCTGGAGGCCCAAACATTCCGGGGCTCTCTGAAGCTGGTTCCCAAATTTGGCGAGTCCATTCATTATGAGCAACAACAACTTCAGTTGTTACATCATCAACTTCAATGCCAAGTCTTTCCGCCACCATTGCTTTTTCTTCAGCAGTACGAATACTGCGCCCCGGCCCGAAACCGCTTAATTGTCGATTTACAAATTTGTCCCAAAGACCCGGATTAGACCCAGCCATCGTTGACGCTTCTTCTAACTCAGCCCATTTCGTTTCCATTGATTTGTGGGTAAAGCCCATAAGGTTTGCCGTAGCTCGGGAAGCTGAAGCTGCTTTAGTGTTTATTTCCCGCAACGCACCATTAGTTCCAAAAGCTGAATCAATCGCTCTGTTCCCAACTCGGATATGACCAGCTTTTAGATCATGCAACTGAGTTGCAACACGATCTTGCAACGTCAAAGCTTCATCAACTTTGTCAGTCAGATTCAACCCAAGTTCATTCCGAACTTTGTCAATGTCTTTATATTGGGTAAGAATGTCATCGCTAGCTTGACGTAACTGTCTTGCCACATCAGGACTAGCTTCTGCTGCTTCAGCTAACAAATTGTCTGCTAAACGAAGCATGTCTGACCCGTAAGCATCAACAAACTGTTTTTGGGCAAGTCGTTGCGCTGTCTTGTACCCCATACGGCTATAAAGGCCTGCGCTAACAGCGCCACCCATCGGCCCCAAAAGAATTGACGCTCCAAGCCCAACCATTGTTGGTCTTAGAGTACGCTTTGCTCTGCCAAACGTGCGGGTTTTGTCTTCGCTCACAATAGAGCGAGTCATCATTTTGTTTATTTCTTTTTGATCTAACTTACGGTTGGCTTCTGCAACAATTTCTAGCGCTGTTGCTTCTCTACCCAAACTTTCAATGTACGGCTTCACTAAAGGATGTTCAGCCATTTGTTCAATGGTGCCCGGTAAAGAATCAATGCCTTTCATGTGGCTCATTAAACCGACACGCATATCAGACATTCCTCTAGCAACACCTCCAGCGACACCAAGAAGTCCGACTACCGACATTGCTCGCAGCATTTCATCTGGCAGAACTCGCATCGCCCACGCAGGACGCAACAAAGCTGAAGCTCGCCAATGTTTCATTATTTGAGCCATGAGTTTATCGGCAGTGTCAATAGTCGCTGACACTGTTTGCCGTGTAGTGGATCTCATGCCGGGGGCGTATTTGTTGATTTCATTGACAAGCAAATCGAACCGTGGCATTAAAGCTACGTTTTTCATTTGCTGTTGCGTATACGGCAAGATTGAACCGACAACAGAACCATTTTCATAATCTCGGGCACTAATAATTACTACATCGCCGTCTTTAGTTTTGAAGTTAGTGGTTTTATCTTTAACTTCCGTCAAAGCGTTCTGCGTCGTCTTTATACGCTCCATAACTAGTTGAGCTTGTTCGTCTTTAATGCCTGCTCGTTTAAGAATTTCTTCGTACGCTCTCATAGCGGTACGATCAAATAAAGCGGCTCGACCAACTTTGTCAGATGTTTGGAACTGCAAACGCAAAGCTGCACGTTGATCTTCAGTTAAAAGAGCATCAAGATCGCCGGGGAGTTTTTCGTGGAGGCGCGTAATTTGACGCAACATCCTGTCAAACTGATCTGTTGCTGAAGCATCTTCAGCAAAGTTGATCCACCGTTGAGGCAGAAACTCTTTGAACAAACGAACTGGTTTACCAAAAGCAGTCATTACTGTTTCGGCTCTACCGGGTTGACCAGCTTTCATTAAAGTTTGGATTTGCCTATCCATTTTAGGAAGAACAAATCGGTCAAGAGCATCCACTCCGCCCATGCGATAAGAAATGTCTGGACCATCAGCAATTATTTCTGGCAATACTTTTTGTTGCGCTACCACCATTTCACGAGCGCCTTGTTCAATGAGCGCCACCAACGACATTTGATTTACGTCGCCTACGCCATCAACAACTGCTTGCCCATTGAAAAGCTCGTCTTGCTTATACGGGTCGAGACGGAACCCTGATTCAAGTAAAGACCCGTCTTCACCTATCATCCCTCGTCGGGCACGGAAATTGAAATCAGCCATAGCCGCAACAAGGAACCCAGCGTCGGCTGCTTCAGCGGAAGCTCTTGCTCCACGACGCACCATGTCTCGCTCGTTTTTAACAGCTTCTTTAGTTAGTTTTTCAATGCGATCAACTAACCGCACTTTTGCTGTCGCAACTTTACGTGCGTTTGTCCATTGAACGCCCGGATCAAGAAATACTCTGTCTCCTTCTTTAACAGCTTTTCGTTTCCCCCCAATAAGGAATGTCGGAGGATCATTTGCTTGGACAACATAAACATCACCTGTTTTAGAAGTCCCAATGTTTTCCCAACCCAAACCTTCAGTGGGCCCATTCAGTTGAGCTTTTAATTCGTCGGCTTGTGTCCGAGCAGTTTTAGCTGCACGTCGAGAAGCTCCATATGCTGTTTCCTCTCCAAGAGACGCTTTATATGTTCGGTACGCTTTGGAAGCTGCATCCCATGTCGGAGCGTGCCCCCACAGTTCCATAAGTAAAACATTTTCCAATGTTTCTCTGGAGTTAGCGAAAGCAACTTTCTCTGCCAACCGGTCTGTGTCAGCGCCACGACGTTTCGGTATTTCTTTTTCTAAAGCCTTTTTAATAACTTCAGTCCGTCGGGCAATAGCGGCAACATCATCAGAGTTGTCCATTACGCCAGTTGTTTTGAAACCTTCAGACATCCCTGTGCCGAACGCACCGTCAGTGTCTTCTAACACTTGGTAAAGGTCATCAACAAATTTAATGTATTTCGCTGACCCACCCGTTCGCATACCGGTAGTCGGATCGACTTCGCCTATGACGTTGTTGATTCGGTTTGTTCTGACCTGAGCTTTTTCAAGATCATTGAGTTTGCCAAATAGTTTGGGAACTCGTCCGTCGCCATAGGTCAAAACAGCACGTCTAGCTTCTAACGCAGCTTTCCCACCTTTTTGACCTCTAAGAATCCCTGTCCCCATGTCTATTACATCGTCGCCTTTAGCAACTAACGCAAGTTTGCCAGCACGCGAAGCTAACCCGACTTTGCCCACTATTAAGTCTGCTGGGTCAAGCCAGATGTTAGCCATCGCATCAAAGGTGCCACTGATTAGTTGGCCCCATTCAGAGTGGATGTATTCGTGTGCCTGTTCAGGGTCGGTCATGTCAAGCCACGGGTTGAGTAGCACTGCCCATGCTTGGCCGGCAGATCGGCTTTTCCCTACTTCCCATGCCCAACTGAAATCGTCAAGGTCAAGTAACCCACCAATGTCACCATCAAGGAACCGTTGCCCTTTGATTCGTGCCATTGTGAAAGATGTAGATAAAGCTCGGTCGGTTACGTTGTCATATGTCCAGTCGAGTACGTCAAGAACTGGGTCAACTGCCCGGCGAATAGGTTTACGATATTCTTCAGGTACTGCACCAAACGCTGCGCCAAGACCCCTATCAGGTCCAAATGCTCCACCGATTGCCTGCCCGAACCGGTCCATACCGGCACCTACAAGAGTGCCAGCGATTCCGTCATATTCGTCTTCTCGGACAGGGGCTAACAAAAGATCCATTGTTAGTTGGATCGGGGCTTCTACTACATCAATGAAGCCCCCACTAATTCTTCCTAAGCGATTTAAGGCTCCGCCGATGTCTACCATTAGTTCCTCTTGTTTGCGTTGATCGCAAGACGCAAACGCTTGGCGAACATAATCATGTCTCGACTTGCCCCATTGACTGAAGCAAGTTCTTCAATCGCTGGTAAATATTGTTCATATTTGCTGTAATCAATTTCTTCGCTTGGCAGCATTGAAGGCTGGTTTGGGTTCACCGGCGTCATAATGTTTTCGCCCGGCAAAGACGTAGACCGTAAAGGACTGCCAGCTTCTCCCGGCATTGCCCGAGGAGGAGGTTCTGGTTGGTCGTAACCTTCGTCAGCCATTGGAACAGCAGCCATTGATTGTTCTGCCGCTTGTTTCTGGCCGTAAGGAAGTCCTTTAAGTTCTGCCCGTCGCGCCCTAGCCATTATAAAGCTCCTAGAAGTTCAGCTAATGGAGGTGCTTGTTGCGGTCCTCCGCCCGGTGCTGGCATTGCTTCAGCCCCCATGCCCGGCAATGCCAATCCCGGTTGCGCTTCAGGAGACATTGGGTCAACTTCTGTTGCCTGACGCTCTTGCGCTTCTTTCTGAACTTTGTCTACTGCTTCAGCAAGTTCCATTTGGTCATTAGCGACTAGCTCCATAATTCGAGCAAGATCCGCTGGAGGAATAATTCCTTCCGAAGCTTGTTGCTGTATTGAAGCAAGTAACGCTTGTTCTAGTTGTTCCGCTATGACAGCATCATGCTCAAACTCTGGGTCATCGACTAACGGGTCTATTGTCATAAACGACCGTTTCGACATGGTGCCCATACCAACTCGTTGTCCGCCCCCTATGACAAGG